GGGCGCGAAATGACGACCACAGAGCAGAAGGCATTCAATGCAGCCAACAAGAGGGCAGATACTTTCTCGACCGTCTCAGGCGCGGCAGCGGTCATTCCTACGCAGATGCTTAACGAAGTAATCAGCAAGGCGCGCACAGAAGGCGGATCACTCGCAAAGTGCAGAGCCTTTAACATTCCTTCGGGCGTCTCGGTTCCGATCGGAACGCCGGACACTGCGGCGGCATGGCACACTGAAGGGGCAGCGGTAGACACAAAGCTGCTTAATCCTGCAAGCGTCACCTTCTCAGGGTACGAACTGCTGAAGATCTTCTCGCTGTCGGTGGCTGCTTCGTCGATGTCCATTCCGGCTTTTGAGTCGTATATCACGGACGAACTGAACAGCTGCATTCTCAGGGCGATCGATGCCGGTATCGTATCGGGATCAGGATCGAGCCAGCCGAAAGGATTCACAAGTATTTCCTTCGGTTCTGGAATGTCCGCAACCTACGCGCATGACGGCAAGCCGGCTTATACTGATATTTGCAATATGCTTGCCGCACTCAAACGCGGATATAATGCCGGCGCGTCCTTCATCATGAACAACGCCACACTGTACGGCAAGGTTTACGGGATCGTAGACACAACCGGAAGACCGATCTTCATTCAGGATCCGAAGAATGAAGAAATCGGGTACCTTCTCGGAAAACCGGTAGTCGTAGACGATAACGTTCCGGATAATGAAATCTATCTCGGAAACCTGAATTACATGGGCTACAATCTGCCGCAGGGGATCATGATCGAAGCGTCGAGACAGTCCAGCTTTAAATCCGGTCTTATCGACTACAGGGCAATCGCGGTAGCAGATGCTAAACCGCTGGTAGAAGAAGCCTTCGTTAAGCTGTCCATGGCAGCAGCCTGATGATTACTTATTACGGAGTAGCAGACGCCAAAGAGTCGCTTAGGCTCGACGGTGACGAGAACGATGCGATCGTGCTTCGGCTTGTCAGGGCTATTCCTACATACATAGAACAGGCAACCGGACTAGACGCAGCGGATCAGGAAAACGAACCGATGTGCGCAGTCGTTGCCGACTTCCTTGTCCAGCTCTGGTATATGCCGGAACAGATCGACACAGCAAGGTATCAGAGGGTCATTGACTCTCTGCTTGCTTCAATCCGGTCGAATAACAGAGCATCAACTTGATATAAGCACGACCGCCCACAATCTCCGAATAATAGAGACGGTCGGTGTTTATATAAAAGGAGCGAGACAGACAGACGCAACTAACAAACGTTAAGGTCTTTACTTTTCAAGAATCGCAATGCGGTTCATTCGCTCTTACCGGCTGGATTCGCCGGAGTTCTTGTCTGTCTGTCTCAATCTTAATGGGCGGTGGAGGTATCTTAGATCCTTCGCCGCTTTTTTCGTATACATGGGGGAAATATGCCGGGAATAGCAGACGCGCTCTATCAGTCTGAGAAATGGCACAGGACAAAGAACGCATACTTGGCGAGTAAACATTATATTTGCGAGAGATGCGGCGCGCCTGCGGTGATCGTTCATCACAGGGAACACTTAAACGCGCTGACAATGAGAGATCCAGCGAAGGCGCTTGCCTTCGACAATCTCGAAGCACTCTGTCAGACTTGCCACAACAGAGAACACTTCGGGGATCATGAACGGATCAGAGAAGGAATGTATTTTGACGCGGACGGTAACACAGTAGTTACGACAGAAACGGCACAAGGGTAGGGGGAGTCTTCTTGACAAAACAAGAAATTACCTACCGGCGAGGGTACAATAAAAAACCTCCGAAGGGATTTCTTGACTTTTGCCGGTGTTCCGCCTGATATACAACGCGGTTCAAAGAACATACTTCGGATATAAGAAGACTTTTCAAAACTTAGGTACAGTTTATCCTGTACGAATATTAAAAACGCTTAGAAGGGATTTGTGAGCGACGGGAAAAAGGGAAATGAGTAAAAATTACAGCGAATTAATCAAACGGCTGCCGGAATCGAAAAAGGTACAAGCCGGCGATCTGGTGACTGAGCTAAACTTCATCAATCAGACTTTGCAGACGCTTCGGAAAGAGATCAGGGCGTCGGGTGTCGTGCTCGAATGGCATAACGGCGCGCAGTCCGGTGTCAAGGAAGCGCCGGCGCTGAAGTCCTATAATACGACCGTAGGGAAAAAGACGGCGATCATTAAGATGCTGGATACCATGCTGTCAGAAAGCATCAAGGAAGATCAGGAAGACGCGCTCGATCAGTTCGTAGCCGGCGCGGTTCCTGCGCTTAAAGTAGCTGAATGAACTGGATCACGGAATATAATTCACAGATCCAGTCCGGAGAAATTCAGGCGTGCGACAAGCTGAAGCGGATTTATTCGAAGCTGTCCGCAGACTGCGACCGGGAAGAATCGCGGTACATATTCAGCCAGGAACACGCGCAGAGACCGATCGACTTCATCGAAACTTTCTGCAAGCACAGTAAAGGCGAATGGGCAGGGAAGCCGCTCAAGCTCGAGCTATTCCAGAAGGCTTTCATATCGGCGTTATTCGGGTTTATCGACCGGCAGACGGGTTTTCGGAAATACACGGAGACCTTCTTCATGGTCGCACGAAAGAACGGGAAAAGCGAACTGCTGTCCGCTCTCGCGCTCTATCTGATGATAGCAGACGGAGAAGCCGGCGCGGAGATCTATTCGGTCGCCACAAAGAAGGATCAGGCGAAAATTGTTTTCGATGAGACCGTTCGAATGGTGCAGCAGTCCGCAGCTCTGTCCGCCCATGTGAAAAAGAGGAAGTCAGACATATTCTATCCGGATAACATGAGCAAGTTCATGGCTTTAGGAAAGAACGCCGATACGCTGGACGGTCTAAACAGCCACGGGATCATTATCGACGAAGCACACGCGATAAAAGATCGTAACCTGTACGAAGTCATGAAGCAGTCCATGAGTGCCAGAAGGCAGCCGCTGCTTATCATGATAACAACTGCCGGCACACTTCGGGAATGTATTTTCGATGATATGTACGACTATGCGACAGAACTTCTTGAATGCAAGTTCGAAGACGAGCATTTTCTTCCGGTCATTTATGAGCTTGACAGGAAGGAAGAATATAAGGATTCGACTTGCTGGATCAAAGCTAATCCTGCGATCGGAACGATCAAGAAGATTGAAGACCTGAAAAGCAAAGTCGAGCGCGCTAAAAACAATCCTGCGGATCTTGCCGGCGTGCTGGTGAAAGACTTTAATGTTCGGGAGAATGCTCGGCAGTGCTGGTTATCGCTGTCTGAGATCGAGAATCCGGCTGTCTTCGATATGGACGAACACAGGGGCGCTTATGCGATCGGCGGCGCAGATCTATCCAGAACAACAGACTTGACCTGCGGAACCTATCTGTTTTACGATCCGGAATCCGCCTGCTATCTGGTTAAGCAGATGTACTTTATTCCCGAAGACGCTCTCGACAATTCAGATATATGCTTTTCGGTTCCTTATCGGAAATGGATCGAACGCGGATTTGTTCGAGTCTGCCCGGGCAATATGATTGATTATCATATGCTGACAGACTGGTTCGTTGAGATGGTCGAAGAGTACGACGTAAAGCCAACATGGATCTATTACGACCGGTATTCCGCCAAATACTGGGTCGATGAGATGAAGGGCAAGGGCTTCCGGATGGTTGACTGTGCGCAGGGCGCAAAGACGCTTTCTATCCCTATGGAGCTGCTTAAGTCGCACTTAGGAACGAAGAAGATCAATTACGGGAATAATCCTGTGCTGAAATGGTGCCTAGGGAATACCGGCGTTATCGCGGATCGGAACGGGAACATGATGCCGGTCAAGGCGGTAAAGCAGAAATACAGAATCGACGGCATGGCAAGCCTGTTAGATGCCTATGTCGGACTTAACGAACATATGAAGGAGTTCATGAACTTGTATGAAGAGTAAATATTATCTCAAAGATAAGAAGATCAGTATCTATCAGGAGGAAGAGATTTTAGAGCCGGGGGAAGCTCCGGAACTCCGGAACGTGCTTGTCAGGGGGAGCGCTTGGGCATACGTCCGGCAGCTCTCACAGCGCGAACTATACGAAGCGAAGGCGGTAGGCGCAACCGAAGAAATGCTCTTCGTGATAAACTATCTTGAAGGCATATCGGTGCCGAACTGCAACATCGTTTATAATGGCAGGAAGTACAATGTTACGCGGATCGACACGTTCGAAGGATACAGGCGCGATCTTACTCTGTATACGTCCGGCGGTCAGACCGATGATATATCGGGGTCATGATACCGAAGTGATACCAAAATCTCAGTACAATATATTCAGAGTATGAAATAACGGCTTTGGAATGCCTTTAAACCGTCAAAATCAGCATGATTAAGACAGATAAAAGGACGTTTTGTAGAGTGGGAATGAAAGAAAAAACTCCGAAAATGCCTTAATACGGCGGTTTTCGGAGTTTTCTTTATATGCTGTGATACCAAATGATACCAAAATATTCATGATTTCTTTTTATCGTGCATACTTTGAATTTTTGAACATACTTCC